ATTAAATTGCTCATACTCTTTTATGATTTCAATAATATTAAATACTTGACCACCTAACCATTGTTTAGCTTCATAAGTACCTATTATATAATAATCAGTATTAAAAATATCGTGATGTAAATCATCAATATTCTCTCTTATTTCTTTATCTGTTAAGTCACTAATGTAATCATCAAAGTGAGCTTTGATCTCATCGTATTTGTATTGTTTAGTCATTGTTTTACCTTTCTTTTTTTTGTTTATTATATATTATATATAATTTGTATATTATGCAACCTCTTTATCTTTTAATAAATGTATTTCAAAATCAATTTCATTATACATAATTTCTTTATTGTTAAATTGATTACATACATATTCTAATACATACATGATTAGTTTATTGTCTTTATTGTTTAAAGCATCATCATAAGTATAAAAAGATATAAACCCACTACAACTTGTGGTCCTATCTTTTAAAAAAGATAAAAAATCATCATCTTTTATTAAAATATTATTTAATGATTTAGCTTGATTGGTGTCAATTTTACAATCAATTACATCTGTGTCATAATTATAATATTGCGGTGACCATAGTTTTATATTTTTAAAATCAATATCAATTAAGTACTCATCTAAAATATAACTTTTTAATTTATAGCAATACTCATCGATATAAGAATTAAATGTTTTTTTATAATCAACTTGATCGAATTTATACTCATATGCTTCAACCATAAAGTCTATATTACTATCATGTATTGACTCATAAAAACCACCAAAGTGTATTGAAGTATTTATATATTTTTTTGTCATTGTTTTACCTTTCTATTGTTTATATACATGACTATATATCTAATTTGTATATAGTCAAGTATATTGGTTTATTATTAAAATGATATATAACTATCTTTATTTAATTGAGCTTTAAAATATGCTCTTTTATTTTTTAAGATTTTTTTAGCTGTTTTTATATCATCATCACTTGGTTGATTAGCTAAAAATTGATTTAACATAGAATTATCAAAATTTTTGATCCAAGTTGATAATTCTTTTATTGATAAAGTTTTAAACCATTTTTCCATTGTTTTACCTTTCTATTAATTATATTGATAATTTTTTGTCAATTTCTAATTGTGAAATCGTTCTATAATTATCGATTGCATTATTTTTTCTTAACCAGTTATTAATATGTTTACTTGTAGTAGTAGAATATTTTTTATCAGTTTTAAAAAAACCTAGATCATCAATTCCAGCTACAGCGGTTGAATATGAAAAAAATATACTTTCAACTGGTGTTTTACCATTTGAAATTTCTGTTTCATTATTTCCATGTTTTATTAATTTAATCATTGTTTTACCTTTCTTTATTTGTTTATAATTGAGTTATACAGTATGGATATATTATTGCAATAATAAAATTAAAAATAATTAATGACAGATTAACGCATTAAAAATTAGAATAATTCTAAACTGTAGTGTTGCATAAATACAATGGACCAATAAGATTAAAAGTTAAAAGTTGAAAGGTTGAGAAATTAATAAACTTACTATTCTAATATTCAACCAGCTGTTTTGTCGTTCTCGTAAAATATCGGTCAGCATTACTGACCTATCTATTATTGGTCCATAAATAAAGATTTTAAATTATTAGGTTTGATAATCTTTTATTATCACGACACTTTATTGTATATATTTTATAGAATAGATCGACAATTTTACAAAACAAAGCATGGCATACCTCCTAAAATGTGGTGTGCCAATAATATATATATATACATGGGACTCGAGGACTCCCTTACACACATAGTTCTTTTCTTTTCCACACCAACAATTTTACTTTAAAACAATTCTAAATAAGCTAGATGTAGTATATGAATTATTTTTCATCAGAAGATATGGATTGCGTTTGCTACATTGAAGAAAAAACTAACAATGTAGTTATCAAGTTCTTTGGTATGGATAACCAAGATTCAGCAGAATTATTTACAATCTATGTTATGAATAGACTAGGCTTTGAATATAATTCACTTAGCTATGAGATGCCTAGTAAAGCGGTACACTAATACCTATGGATATTAAAATCCCTTACACACCTCGTAAACATCAATCCTATTTGCACAAACAAATCTCCAGATACAGATGGAATGTGCTTGTATGTCATAGAAGGTTTGGCAAAACAGTATGTATGATCAACCACCTAATTAGGTCAGCATTGCTGTCCAATCAGAAGAACCCAAGATTTGCTTACATTGCACCAACCTTCAAACAAGCAAAGAGTATTGCCTGGGATTACATGAAACAATTCACGGCAAAAATTCCTTACACTAAATTCAACGAAACAGAACTAAGGGTAGATATGCCTAATGGCAGCAGAATAACATTACTAGGTTCAGAAAACTCAGATGGGTTAAGGGGTATATACCTAGATGGGTGTGTCATTGATGAGTATGCAAATGTAAACAGTAAGCTATTCCCAGAAATTATTAGACCTGCATTATCAGATAGAAAAGGTTATTGCGTATTTATTGGTACTCCAGCAGGAATGAACAACAACTTTTACGAATTATTTCAACACGCACAAGGTGCGGAAGATTGGTTCTCTTTCAAGGCAAAAGCATCAGAAACAAAAATTGTAGATGAAGATGAGCTTATCAAGGCAAAAGAGGTTATGGGTGAGAAGAAGTATATGCAAGAATTTGAGTGTGATTGGATAGCAAACATTGAGGGTGCAGTATATGGAGATATTATTGCTAAGATGGAAGATGATAAACAAATAGCAAGAGTACCTTATGATCCATCATTACCTGTCAATACTGCTTGGGATTTAGGAGTATCAGATCATACTGCCATAATCTTCTTTCAGCAATTAGGAAGAGCAGTAAACATTATTGATTACTATGAGGAACGAGGTCAAGGTTTACCACACTACATTCAAGTCATTAATGATAAAGATTACATATACAAAGATCACTTTGCACCACACGACATTGAAGTTACAGATTTCAGTAATGGCAAAACCAGAAGAGAGGTAGCCTACCAATTAGGGGTGCGGTTCAAGGTAGTTCCAAAGATTCCATTAGAGGATGGCATCCACGCAACCACCATGACCTTGCCTAGATGTTTTATTGATGTAGACCATTGCAAAAAGTTAATAGATGCGTTAAGACATTACCACAGGAAGTACATTGATAAAAATAGAATGTTCAGATCGAAACCTGTACATGATTGGAGTTCCCATGCTTGTGATGCAATGCGTTACCTAGCTGTTGGACTACAAGAAATAAATACTAGACAAACTGCACCACAAAGTGTAGCAGATAATAATTACAATATTATTTGAGGATTTTTATGGGATCAATATTTAAACCAAAAATGCCACCACCACCACCTGTTCAACCTTTGCCAGAACCGCCTAAAGCAGAACTGTCGCCAGAGGAAGAAGCAAGAATACAAGCTGAACAAGCGGCAATCGAGAGAAGAAGAAGAGGCAGAAAGTCTACTATCCTTACTGGACCATTGGGTGTGCAGGAATCTGAAGAAGCTAAACTTAAAACTTTATTAGGAGAATAATATGAGAAAATTAATTCAAAAAGGAATTAACATGGCAATAGCACAAGGTATTATAAAACCTGTTACTCCAAAATCAAAACCACAAACTGTAAATACAATCGCACCAAAATCTAAACCTGTTAAGTATGCTTCAATAGGAAGAACACAAATGGCAATGGGTAGAAGTGGAACAGTAGTTACCTCTGGTGGATTACTTACAAATAATAAAACAACAATTAAAAAAAAGAAATTATTAGGAGAATAATATGTTAGACAAAATTAAAAAAGTTTTTAAAAAGAAAAAAGAAGATATTTTATATCTTAAAGAAGAAATAAAATTTGATAATGTTTCAAAATTAAAAGCTGAAGATTCAAAAATATCAAAATCAAAAGATACAAAAGAAACTAAATCATCTTTAACATTTGGAAAATAATTATGGGAGCAGGTGGAGCATCTGGAGGCGGCGGTGGATATGGCAACGCACAAAGAGGTAGAAAAGCATCTACACCAGGAACTCAAGTAGGTTTTTCAGAAGCAACTAAAGGAACAGGATCTGATCCAAAAGAAAAAGTTGATACTAAAGAAAAATCTTTTGGTGAGAAAGTTGGTGGTGCAATTAAAACTGTAGCATCATTATCACCAACAATGGCAGTTGTTAAAGGAGTTACTAATGTTGTTAAGGGAGTTACTAACTCTGTTAGAAGAGGAAGAGTTAATACATCACTAATGGGTACATCAGATTATCAAGGTTCAACAACAAGAAGTAATGTTGGTACAACAGAAAGAGGTGGAGATGGTGGTGGAGCAATAGGAACAAGTGGTCAAGTAGTACAAGCTCCTCAACCTGTTGCCTCACCTACTACCGCAGAAGTTTCGCAGAGTGCAGCAGCTGATGCACAAGAAAGTTTAATATTAAGAAAAAGAAAAGCAAAAGCTAAAGGAAGATCTCCAACTATTATGACAGGAGTAACAGGAGCAACAGGTAGCTTGACATTAGGCAAACCAAGTTTATTAGGTAGATAATATGGCACAAACAGATAAAGCTAAAAATTTATTAAAACGATTTGACAGATTAAAATCCCAAAGACAAAACTGGGAATCGCATTGGCAAGAAGTTGCAGACTATATGCAACCAAGAAAAGCAGATGTAACAAAGTCAAGATCTAAAGGTGATAAAAGAACTGAACTAATTTTTGATTCCTCTCCATTACAAGCAGTAGAATTATTAGGTGCATCTCTACATGGAATGCTAACTAATCCTTCTACTCCTTGGTTCTCATTAAGATTCAAAGAAGAGGATATGGAAAATGAAGATGAAGCAAAAGAGTGGTTGGAATCTGCAACTGAGGTTATGTACTCAGCATTTAATAAATCAAACTTCCAACAAGAAATCTTTGAACTGTATCACGATCTAATTACATTTGGTACAGCAGCAATGTTTATCGAAGAAGATGATGAAGATCTTTTAAAATTTTCTACAAGACACATTAATGAAATCTATATTGCTGAAAATGAAAAAGGAAAAATAGATACAGTATTTAGAAAGTTTAAACTATCTGCAAGAGCAGCAATACAAAAGTTTGGTGAAGTATCTGCTAACATTGCAACAACTGCAAAGAAAGATCCATACGAAGAAGTAGAAATACTTCATGCAGTATATCCAAGAGCTGACTTTAATCCTAAGAAACAAGACAAAGATAATATGCCATTTGAATCTATTTACTTAGAAGCAGGTACAGGCGAAGAATTATCTGTATCTGGATTTAGAGAGTTTCCATTTGTAGTACCAAGATACTTAAAAGCATCACACGAAATTTATGGAAGATCACCTGCAATGACAGCATTGCCAGATGTGAAGATGCTAAATGAAATGTCTAAGACTACAATCAAGTCTGCACAGAAACAAGTTGATCCACCTTTATTAGTTCCAGATGATGGATTTATATTACCAGTAAGAACTGTACCTGGTGGTTTAAATTTTTATAGAAGTGGTACAAGAGATAGAATTGAACCATTAAACATTGGTGCGAATACTCCACTAGGTTTAAACATGGAAGAGCAAAGAAGAAACTCAATTAGAAATGCGTTCTATGTAAATCAACTTATGATGCAGAGTGGTCCACAAATGACAGCAACAGAAGTTATCCAAAGGAACGAAGAGAAGATGAGATTACTTGGTCCAGTTCTTGGTAGACTTCAATCTGAATTATTAAAAC